CATTGGCGTCGATGGAAACCCCGACTTCTCGAAGATGCGTGAGCTTCCTGGCCTTATTCACGCAGATACAGGCTGGACATGACCGACGCACTCGCATCTCTAGCCGCTAAATTAGCCTCCGCGGCTAGCGTCAACGCAGAGATCCCGTTGGAGGATTTCTGTGAACGCCGCCTGCAGGTGGGCAAGGAAGAGGGCGGGTTGACCCCGTTCAAGCTGCGTTCGATCCAGAAGATCTATCTATCGAAGAAGCGGCAGGCTATTCGTGAAGGTAAACCCGCGAAGTTTATCCTTCTGAAGTATCGGCGAGGTGGATTTACCACTCTGGAGCAGGCGGCCCACTACCAAATGGTGGCAACCAAGCCCAGGCATCAAGTGGCCACGCTCTCCCAGTCGATTCCCTCGACGACGAAGATCTCCCAGATCGCTAAGACGTTCAAAGAGATGGACCCGTTGCTTCCCGGCAAGGAAAGGGACGAGAGTAACAGCCTAAACTTCAAACACACGAACTCGACCTTCACGATCGGCACCGCAGGCGGCACGGCATTCGGTCGAGGCGATACGCTCCAGCGAGTCCATTGCTCAGAGGTGGCATTCTGGCTAGAAGGCCCCAACCAGGATCAAAGGATCAGCACTCTCATCGCGGGATTGACGGAAGCGGCACGCGCGGGCGAAATTGTGCTAGAATCCACGCCAAATGGCATCAATTGGTTCGCTCACACGTTCATGGATGCTCAGAAAGGCATCAACGATTGGACTCCAATCTTCCTTCCGTGGTTCGCAGATCCAACGAATCGAAAGACTAACGTCGACTTCGAAGAAATCCTGGACACGGTAACCGATGAGGAAAGGCATCTAATTAAGACAAATGGGCTCACAGTTGAGCAAATTGCGTGGAGAAGGGACAAAATCAAGTCACTTGGGCGCCTTTTCTTCCAAGAATACCCCGAGTCACCGGGCACTTGTTTCTTGTCCAGCGGCACTTGTTTCTTCGATATGGAGGTCCTGGAGAGCCTTTATAAGGGTGCAGAAGTCGACCTTTTGGCCCTAAAACACAAGTTTGGACCCGCTTTTCGCACGGAAAAGGTCCCTGGAGGCTCCCTTACCTACATCGAGGAGCCGAAAGAGGGCGAAGAATACGTCATTGGCGCCGACGCCAGCCAAGGTCTGCCCGATTCTGACCCTTGCGGCGGGGCGGTGCTGCGAAAGAGCGACTGGGCACAGGTGGCTTGGGCCTATGGTAAGTGGAAACCTGAGGGTCTAGCCAAGATTCTCGACGACCTCGGTCGGAAGTACCGCAATGCTCTCTTGGGCGTGGAATCCAACAACCACGGTCACTCCTGTCTCAATACTCTCGTCAACGTCTTGCACTATCCCAATCTTTACTACGACAAAAACGAACGCGGGAACCCCGGACCTGGCAAGAGTGGCAAGGTTGGGTTCAACACCAACCCGAAAAGTAGACAAGTGATGCTGGATGATCTAGAGTTGAGTGTTCGGGAGGGTGCTATGAAGATTCGTGACCTCGGTTTCATCACCGAGTGCATGACCTTCAAGCTCCAAGCCGATGGTCAGTACTCCGCGGACCCAGGTGCACACGACGACAAGGTGATAATGTGGGCAGTAGCCAGACAAATGCTGAAGTTCCATCGCCACAAGGCGAGGGTCATCATCATATAGATCCGGTGTTCAAAGACAACATCTTTCGGATTCGGATGACTGATCCGCAACCGACGCATGTCTTGAAGGGAGGCAAAGTTGAACCGATCAATGGTCCTCATCCTCATCCTATGCATGGCCGGATGCAGCGCCGGAAGCCGAACGAAGATTGACCCGCCTGACTCTTCGTTTGAGCGAGTCTCTGACAAAAAGGTCCCCGTCGCCAAGAAGAAGGTCACGCGAACCTTGGAGGTGTTCGATGCGCGCAAGGATTATCCCTTTCCTCCTGCTCCCGCTGATGATCGGGTGCGACAAGAAGGAACAGACCCCGTCAAAGTCGACCCCAGTGGTGGTTGAAGGCGGCTCTGTCGTCAATGTCCCCGAAGGTTTCAACCTTCGGTATTCTGTCACAACCGAGGAAGAGGGCGGAGGCGATACCGTTTACGACAAGACCACGTCAACCGCGAAGGGTCCCGGAGTCACCACCGACAGCGAGAGCGTGGCCCAGAACCTCGCGGTCAAGGACACTCAGGCCGGCATTGACGGCTCCGGCGGCGGAGGCTTTCAATATGCGGGCAAGCTGACCGGTGGGAAAAGCGTCAACATCTTCCACGTTCTGGGCGCGATGTGCTTGATCTTCGCAGCCGTGAGCTTCTGGTTGTCGAAAGATATCAAGAGGTCGGCCTACGCAGCCCTTGCTGGAGCCGTATTCATTGGGGTCGGAGTGTCTGTGGAGCATTATCCACAGTTCTGGGCCCTGGGCGCCCTTGGACTCTTGATTATCGGCATCGCGTGGTGCTATGATGTCTACAAGAACAACAGGCTGTCTTTGAGCCTTCAGAAAATTGTTCTAGGGGTGAGCGAAGCCCCTGCAGCCTCTAGTGCTGAGGTCAAAGCTTCTATCGGCAAGGTGTTGAAGAATGACTCTCTTAAGAGAGTCGTTGAAGCCGAAGTCGTGAAGGCCAAGCAAAGAGAACACGTCTAGGAGTAGGTAAGAATGTTGACCTTTACTGGTACCGGTCGCCGAGTCTACACCAATGCGGCTACAGGCGCGCTTTTTCGGACGGCGCCTTCAGCCGGCGGTGGCGGATTGTGCCCGGATTGGCTGAACGGCGCTACCGGGTTCAATCAAGACTTCTGCTGCGTTGCTTGGATCAAGCCGGGTTGGTCGGGATCCTCTCAGTACACGATCTTTGCGATGACCAAGGGTTTCTGTCTTAAGACTGGAGCGTCAAACATCCTCGACGCTCGTCTGGCAGCAAGAGACGGAACCCTCGGCACGGGTGGTGCTAATCAGGCTACTCAGGCGCTTCAGGCTTTCACCGCGGGTACCCTCGTCTTGAATGAGTGGAATCTGGTCTACATGTCCTATAACTCGACGTCGAAGATTCTCCGAACGGGCCTTTTCAACTCAGGATTCCCCGCAGGTTCGTTCGCCAATTCGGGTGTATATTCAGGTGGCCTAGTCCCTCCCGGGAGTGTCGAGGATTGCCCGACCAATATGGCGGTCGGCGGCGGCGCGGGTTTCGCTGATTTCATCGGCTCCATCGGGACCTGTGCGATCCTGGGTTGCCAAGCCTCCGATGCAGATGTCTTGGCCATCTATAACAGCCGGGAGTATCTGGCGCCCTTTACGTATCTTCGAGATACGTATTCCGAGCCCAACTACTTGGTATTCGGTGCTTACATGCCGGGCGTGTTCCTCAATGAGAGCGGCGGCGCTGTTGCTTCTACTTGGTTGGCCGCTAACATCTCTACGACTGGTACCTCAAGCGCCGTTCCGAGTATCTGGCCTTACATCGATTCGGGCCGATCGCGTGGCACGGATATCGACGTCCATCGCGGCTTCGCTCCTTGGCTCAACAGCACCGCGAATAGCACCCGCTACGACTCACACGACCTCGAGGGTTTCTTTACTCGCGTGACCCCCGCAACCGCTCAGGCGACCGGGGCGGTCGCGGGCCCCTGCTCTGCTATGGTGGTTATGGATCGGGGCCTCGCTGCTGCCGGAAATGGCCGGCATTGGGGAATCGTAGCCTCCAACTCGCGAGGAGTTCGGAGACCGGGTGCAGGTGGCCAGACGGTGTCCGAGCGGCATAGCGAAGCCTACATGGCTGAGAAGCGGTCGCTTATCAGCGGAATCATCAATGGTCGCCCTTGGGAGTCGGCCACCGAGGCTACTCTCAACTTCGGATTGCGAATCACTCAAGGTGCATCCGTTGAAGGCTCCGGCACCAAAGTCGTTCTCCAGACCACGACAGGCTGGGGAGACTTCACGAGATGCTGGACAGGTGGCGATGCAAATGGAGCCTTTTCTCAGGGCCAAGGAATCGCTATTACGACGGCAGGCGGTTCCTTTGGCCTCAAGTTCACCAGTGAACCGGGTTCACTGTTCGTGTTCACGTCGCCGGCTCGATGCCGATACCACATGTTGGCCTACCCAGGCCACCCCGGCTCGATTCTCTATCGCCGGGTTAAGTCGTCCACACAGATTGCCGGCACAGACATCGATGTCGCTGACACAACGGTGACGGGTTACGACACCACGGTGGCGACCCGCACCTTCTCGACGGGGACGGACTCCTACACCGCAGGTACGAAGACTTTTGTCATCAACGCGGATCTGGTCTCTGCCGGCGTTAAGGTCGGGCACCTCGTCGTGAACACCACTCTGGTCTCCGCGGCGGAGATTACCAGCCTCGTCTGGGATGGCTCGAATACGACCATCGTCGTTCGCGATGTGATGGGTCAAGTCCCTTTGAACACACATGTGCTCAAGTTCGGGCCCTGGGAAACCAGAATCATCACCGTGGATTTCGATGGGCAGGATATCGAAGATATCGAAGTAAATCGAGGCTTGCTTATCAAGGCGCCGGGATCGTTCCCCGCCAACAGCCTCGGCGTTGTGCTCTTGGGCATGGAT